AAGTTCTAAAATAAACATAACACACAAGGAGTAAGAAAATGCCAATTGCAAAAATAATGTCAAAGTTAGCAAAGGATGCAGCAGCAAAGAAAGCAGCAGCAGAAGCCGCTGCTAAGGCTGCAGCAAAAGCAAAGAAAAAAGCAGAAGAGGCTGCTCGTGCAGCAAAAAGAGAACAAGTTGCACAAGAAGCGGCAGCAAAAGCAGCAGCAACAGCAGCAAGACAAAAGGCAGCAGGAGTAACAGTAGTAAAGCCTGGAGATAAATATTTAAGTTCTAAGAACCCTTCTGGCGCTGCAGCAGCACCTAAGAAGCCTGTTATTGTAAATAGTCGTACTGTTAATGGTGTTACTACTAATAACAAGGGACAGGTTAACTGGGGAAATCCTAAGACATCAAAAGACAAAATTAAGTACGGTCAGTAATAACTATCCGTAATTTTTAATCAATCGTTAGGACAATAATGCTTTCTATAGAACAGATTTCAGCACGCGTTGCATCCCTTAAAGACCGCGCTGCAGAGCGTGATGCACGCCAGCAAGATGTTCTTGCTGTCCGTAAAGGACAGATAGCAAGTGTTTACCCAGATTTTTTTCCACAGGGTGTTGATGCTAACGTAGTAGCAAACTTTATTGACATTGTAGCCCGTGACCTTTCTGAGGTCATGGCTCCATTGCCATCTGTTAACTGTTCTGCTGCTAACCAAGCAAATGACCGTGCTCGCAAATTTGCAGACACACGTACTCGTATTGCTAACAATTACTTTGCTAATTCAGATTTGCAAGTACAGATGTACACAGGCGCAGACATGTACATCACATTTGGTTTCGTCCCTTTCATTATTGAATTAGACGAAGAAGCAGGGCTACCGCGTATTCGCGTAGAAAATCCAGTGGGGGCTTACCCAGAATTTGACCGCTACGGACGCTGTATCGCCTTTGCAAAGCGTTATTACTTGAGCATTGGAGAACTCGCTGCAGAGTTCCCTGAGTATGCAAGAGAAATCCTTGGTCCAGAAATGTACAAGGGAGACCTTAACGCTCAACTAGAGATAATTCGTTATTACGATGCACAGCAATCTCTGTTGTTTGTTCCAGATAGAAACAATTTGATTTTATCTAAGGCAAAAAATCCCCTTGGTAAAATGATGGTTGTTGTTGCTAAGCGCCCATCAGTTGATGGTGAGATGCGTGGACAGTTTGATGATGTACTTGGTATTCAGTTGCTTCGTAATCGATTCGCATTACTTGCAATGGAAGCAGCAGAAAAGTCAGTACAGGCTCCAATTGTTCTACCAACAGATGTAACAGAACTTGAACTGGGTGGCGATGCAATTATTCGTACTGCTAACCCAGCGGGTGTAAGACGCGTAGACCTTAACATTCCGCCTGGTGCATTTACTGAGCAGGCTTTGTTGCAGCAGGAACTACGAACAGGAACACGTTACCCAGAGGGACGTACTGGAAACATTGATGCTTCCATTATTACTGGTCAGGGTGTTCAAGCACTTATGGGTGGCTTTGATACACAGGTTAAATCTGCTCAGGCTATCTTTGCTTCTGCATTACGAGATGTTATCTCTGTATGTTTTGAAGTAGATGAGAAGTTCTTTGATGTTGAAAAGACAATTCGTGGTGTAGATGCAGGTTCTCCTTACAGCCTTACATACAAGCCAGGCAAAGACATTAAGCGTGACTTTACCGCTGATGTTCGATACGGCATGCTTGCTGGACTTAACCCAGCACAAGGACTTATTTTTATGTTACAAGCACTAGGTGGTGGATTAATTTCTACAGACCTAGCAATGCGTGAACTACCATTTGGTATTAACGTAACACAAGAGCAAGAAAAGATTGAAATTGAAAATATGCGTAAAGCACTTGTTAGTTCTTTACAAGCATATACACAAGCCATTCCACAAATGGCTATTCAAGGTGGGGACCCATCGGGTGTGGTAAAGAAAATTGCTGGAGTTATTAAGGCTCGTCAACGTGGCATACCAGTAGAGGATGCTGTTGAAGAAGTCTTTGCGCCAGAATTACCTCCTGCTGGTGCACAGGTTGAGCAACCGTCCCCTGTTCCCGCCGCGCCAGCAGGAGGCGCTCCTCAAGCACCGCAAGGTCCAGCACCACTACAAAGTCTTTTAGCAAGTTTAACTTCAGGCGGAGAAGCCTCAGCATCAGCAAGGACAGTTACGCGCCGTTAATTTAAGGAGGGGACAATGACAACGCTAGTAGCAATTCAAGGTAATGGTTGGGCAGCAGTTGGCTGTGATTCCCGTTCATCTGGCGACGATGGTCGCTTTATGGAGTTAGCAACACATAAAATTATTGAAAACAACGGAATCCTAATTGCAGGTTCTGGTGCTAGTCGTGGTTCAAACATTTTGCAGTTTGGGTGGAAAGCACCTAAGCCACGTGCCACTGATGACTTAGATGTGTTTATGACACAAACATTTATACCAGCAATGCGTAAATTGTTTATTGATTCTGGTTATGACATGAAAGAGGACGGAGACGCAGCAGCACATGATTCGCAATTTCTTGTTGTCGTTCGTGGAGTTATTTATCCTATCTTTGAAGATTATTCTTGGGACCGCGATGTTCGCGGTATCTACTGTTCTGGCAGTGGTGCTGACATTGCTCTCGGTGCCATTGAGGCTTTTGCTAATTCTAGAAAGCAAACTACGCCGAAGGTGGCGGAACTAGATATTAGAATGGCAATTAAAATTGCATCTCGTTGGGACATTCACACGGCTGAACCAGTCATAGTGAAAGTTCAACACGCAAAATGAGCAAAGAGTTTAGAGACAAAATAGAAGAAGCACTAAGAATCCTTGTGGATGAGGATGAGAAGGGGACTGATTACATCTGCGCCAATTGGTTATTAATAACCGAGTGGGCAGACTACGAAGGGTCCCGATATTTACACACAGAAGTTAGCGAAGCCATGACACCGTGGAACGCATACGGCATGATGAAGATGGCACAAGAGTATAACAGCGAAGTACTTGGCACTAAGCATGAACCTATTGAGCAAGAGGAGGATGAAGAATGACAACTGCACCAGAAAATCGTGGTGGGTACCGTCCAACAGCCCCTCAAAATAATCCATCAAACATTTCTGCAACTGGTGGTAATGGACAATCAGGTAATGCCACACAACCTGCACGATACATTGCTGGTTTGCCATATGGTCAAGGTGAATCAACTATGGCAACACAGATGGCTGCACCTATGCAAGGTACTGAAAGAATTGGAACAAGTCCTTTAGAGATTACTCCATTAACTGCTGAGACAAAGTTTAGAGATGAACCAATTACTGCTGGTGTAGATTTTGGTCCTGGTCCTGATTCTAGTATTTTAAATCTTCCTCAACAGCAAGAAAGAAATATTCTTTCAATTATTCGCCAGATTGCTCAACAGGACCCAACTGGAGAAACAGAATTAATTTATCGCATGCTAGAAGATAGTGGTGCTTAATGCCAGAGGTTCCTTTAGACCCATCTGTAGCAAAGTTAAATCCTAATTTTTACTCTGCTGCTATAAAATCTAATCTTGATTCTCAATCTAAAATGATGGTTGAGCAGTTTGCTTTAAGTTCTGTTAAGGCTAAAGAACTATTAAAGTTAAGCGAAAAAAAAGCACGTGAAGAGTTCTTAAAACTTGACCCGTTTGTTCAAAACAACATTCGTTATATCTATCCAGATAAAAGTCAGTTTGCTGAAGAAAAAGGTATTTTAGGAAATGTTTTATCTTCAGTAAAAAAGGCTGCACTAGGAACTGCTGCTGCATATGCAAGCCCTTTAGTTGCAGGTTTTAAGGCTGCTGAAATATATGGTAGAACTATTAATACTCCATATGTTGCTGCTTCTCAAATGGGTCAAGGCAAGCCTTTTAGTTTAAAACTTCTTGCTGACTCTTATAACAGTTTAAACTCTTGGAACTGGAAGCGTGTTGAAGATTTTGAAAAGCAGTATGGCAAGGCTTTAATTACTTTAGTCAGAGGTAATGTTGAAGGCCGCACAATTGGTGAATCTTTAGATTTATACGGAAAGCCTTTTGATGAAGAAATGTATGCTGCTATTTCTTTTATGGGCAATGAACCAGAAAAGTTCCAAAATCTACTAGACCTTGTTAAGGTTGAATCTCAAATTTCTTTAGGACGCAGTTTTGCAAACAAAGCCGCACCAGTAGATTCTCCAACCATTAATAAAAATTACTGGGCAACCAGGATGCTTAAAAAAGTTGGAATAGATTTAACTACAGAAAAAGGAACTAAGCAGGCTCTTGCTATTGCTCGTGTTAAAACACCAGACCAAGCAAAAGTTAAAGTAAAGAAAATGCTTTCTACTCCAGTAGATGCTGTTTATCAAATAGCAATTGACCCATTAACTTATGTTGGTGTTGG